TGTGCTGATGTAATTTCACCGACACTGGCACCAAACGAAACGCTGGTGATATAGGCAGTAAAAGAAACGTCGTGATTTGTGTTGCCCTGAATAAGGCGCAGACGGATTACTACGGTGTCGCCGTCACTTACACCGTCAACCTTCAAGACCTTGCGCAGTGCATCGGCTGCGTCGTTGCGCTCGGCGTCATCGCTGTAGTACAGAAGCGTGGCGCTACCGTTGAATTCTTGGACGCCGGGGGCGTATGTGCGTTGCGCGTTGCCAAGGCTGGTGGTCTCCAGCATCTCCACGCTGCCAGTCATGGTCCAGTTTGTGACCTTGAGTTGGGTGGCACCGTCGATCAGCAGGGCGCCGTCTTTGCCAGTAAATACTTTGGCCATTAGATGACAGCCACCAGATTTACTGTAACGCTACTGCGACCGGGGCGAACAGATCGCAATTGTGGTTCGGCTTCATAGCGCCACTTGCTGCCCGCTGGTGCTTCCATCGCAACCGACGTTCCAGTCAGCACGGCAGCAGGTAGATCAAATGTACGGAGCGTGCCGTATTGCGCGTCGTAGTCCGTCAAAAATAACTGAGCATTACTATCGGAAATGTTGTCGTAACTCAGCGACAGTTTTGCGTTGCTGCGCTGATTGCCGTACAAAATACGAATTTCAGATCCTGATTGCGAATTGAAACGCTTGACCGGCCAGTCACCTGGGCTGAACTCGCGGCTTGTTGGAACCAGTGCTGGAAACGCCATTACTCTTGCACCTCAAACGTGCCGGTCAAAATATCTGCTGCAACAAGGCTAGCGCCGTTCTCGTCCACAGGAACGTGGATGGCTGAGATGCTGATCAGACCATCCTCTTCAATGGTTAGCTGCTCCACTTGGTAGATCGCTTGGTTGTTTTGCTGGGTCAGCAGTGTGAAAAGGCAGCCATGAACATTGTCGTCAAGGACAACGCCTGAAGATATCGTGATGCTCTGCTCGTTAATTTGTCCGGATGCAGGATCGTAAATAAGCGCGGTGTAATTACCATCCTCGATGGAGCTGATTGAGACGAGTGTGCCAGCGTCGGTAATCGCACCGTTGTTTTGTGCTGAGTATGTAGTGCTGGTGGTCAGTACGCGGATGTACGAGCCGGGCTCGATGCTCAGGCCATCTGGCACAGTTTTGAAGGCGACGCTATGGGTGATGCGGCGACGTGTTGCCAGCAGGAATTTTGCCGTGAGTAGAGCCTGAGCGCGGTTTGTGCAGAAATCGCTGAGGTCGATGTTTTGCTGGTTCGAGGTGTCACCGCTTGCGTCGGTCCAGGAAACAACGGCAGAGCGCGGTGTAGGTAGCTCGTTTTCTAGTGTTTCGCGCCACTGCACCTGCACTGTGGTGTCGATCCGCTGCGCTGCATCTAGGTAGCTGAGCTGCAGGCTGCCTTCGATGATGTTACCTGCTGTGAAAATTTGCTCCACCGAGATTGGTAGTGCTGCGATTTTGCCGTTGCTGTCGTAGGGGAGTGCCGGCATCATGCCGAACCGCCCATTTTTGATGGTGAAATTACAGAGCTGCAACGAAGCTGTTTCGTACAAGAACGAGCGCAGATTTTCTGATTCTTCGATAACGCCGTCAAAGAAAATCTTGTTGGCGTTAAGGAAACGGGCGGTAGTCGTAAGGCTTGCGGTGTCAATCAGCTCGGCTGGGATGGTGCTACCCAAGCCCTGCTCGGAGTTTTGCAGGAGGTACAGCACCAAGTCAGCAAAGTTGTTGCTAGCTCCAGTTGTGTTGTCGAGCAGGCGTGGGACGGCAATACCCTCTGGTACCCACAGTCGCATCTGATCGACGCTGCTAATCTGTCCGCTGCTCTTCATGCTCAAAGAGACGACAGACATGTTTGTGTATTCAGGCGTCGCGTCGTTGGTGACGTACTCGTTGACGTAGACGATCTCGTGCTCGGGGCCGCTTTCGTTGCTTTTGTTTAGCTCTTCGAAATAGCTGCAGTCAGCGATGCCAGTACCAATCTCAAACGAGCGTTCTGCTGTGCTCAAGTCGGCGTCCCTTGGGCGCAAGATTTTTTCTTCAACTTGAGTAACAGAAAAGGTAAGCGTGACCGAGGTGTAGCCGTTTGCTTGTGCAAAGGGGTTTGTGATGCTATTTAAGCCGTTTACCTGTAAGTCAGCTTTTGTACCAATAGGCCAGCTTCCTACGTAATTCAAAACTGTGTACGAGATCTCTTGCCAAGTCCAGCGGCGGATGCTGTCTTTATCCTTGTCTTTATTTTTTACCGATGTGGCTTTTACCCTGAACTCCAGTGTGTGCTCGGGCTTGCCAGATTTTGAGACTGTGATTCGCTGGCTTTGAGTTGTGCCTTGATAGCGCTCGTCTGTTGCTGCGCCAAAGATGTGCGTCAGCCATGCGTCTACTACAGCTCGATTGTCACCTTGATTGACGCGCGTCTCGCTAACCGCGATAGCTGTGGGACTATAGGTGGTTGGCAGAACAGTCGGGACATTATTTGCGTCGCTCTTGTCGGTTAAAAGTTGAGGGGAGTTGGTTAAGTCGCTGATATTTACAACTATGCCATTGGTCTGCAAACTAAAAAAGCCGTAATCGGTCTCAAACAGGCTCCAGCCCAATACGCGCTCTTCGTCAGCCTTAAGACGCCATGCGGAGGCATCGGCGTAGTTGTGGTAAATATCAGCGCCTGTTTTCGGGATAAATTTGTACTCGTAGTACTTAGTATCGCTAGCTTTGATGCGAATGTAATTGTGCAGGTCAACGGGGCTGCGACCCACCACACACAAAAGTTGCGGAATTACATCCCACTCAAGTGTTATCAAACCAGTGGGTACTGGGCGCACTGCGATCTGAAAGAAGCTGGCGCGGTTGAAATAGCGCGTTTGGCGCGGAGTTGTAACCGTGACGCTCTTTTTGTCAAAACGGAAGAGCTTGGCTGGGGTGGGAATTGTGCTGAAATTGCACAAGCCTTCGGCGCGGTTCCAAACTTGAGATCGAATGCCTAGTTCGATGACTTGGGCTTCACGTCTAACTGGGCGGATCGAGGAGGCGTAGTAGCGACACAGCGGCCAATGATTGATGTCGCAGTGGATCGTTTGATCGAATGTGGCGCCCTCATAACCAGCCAGCGCTTTGCCGACAGCTCGTTCACCAGCAATACCAATGCGGTCATCGCCGAGGACTTCTACGCACTCCATGTCAACCACGAGGCGGCTGACGACGTTATCAATACCTTCATTTTTGGTGACACGCCACACGGTCGCACCAATAATCCACTCGGTGCCGACGCTCAACAGGTCCGATGCGTTCTCGCGCCAAGTTTTAGATGAGTCTTTGAGGTCTTTGACTGTGGTTTCTGTTTTGTAGCCGTTGTAAGTGAAGTCGCTGTTTAGCTCCACCCAGTCTTGGCGGTAAAGCGTGAACTTGATCACATCGCCCTTTTGGGTGTTTACAACTGCTTTGCTGTTGTATTCGGTGGCGAGAGAACTGTTGACTGGGCGGTGATGCGTAAGACCCATTGTGCGGGAGTAGGCGCGACCCACTCCAGGCTGCCCTGCTCGTGCGTCTGCGCTTTCTCTGTCGCTTGGGATTTGATCGGCAAGACTGCCGGCAATTTTGCGGCGGCGGGCGCGAATTTCTTTCTTGGTTTCGTCGCCGTTTTCGCCCTCGAAGCTGATACTCGGAGCGCTAATGATTTCCCAGTTGTAGCGATATGCAGTGCCGTTATGGATTGGTGTGGCAGTACCAAACTGCACTTGGGACTGGGGCGAATGCGCCATAGACGCCGAGTCGTCAACGTCCTGCTCGATGCTTGGAGCAGTAAATACAAAAGGGCGACCGGATGTGCCAGAGTCGCGTGCGCCTTGGGTGCCACCGATCAAATTGCGGACACTGGCAGGATTGTTTTTGCCCGCTTGTGAAGACCAAAACAGCGCGTATTCGTTAAGGTTTAGGTTGTTAAGTGCAAAGGTGCCAAGGCGGACACCGAGAATTTTTGGCGTTGCTAGTCCGTACTGACCAGCAACGTAAATGCCTTCAAATGCGCGGTAGGTTCCGTAGGAGTAGACGCGGCTCCAGACAAGTGCGGGTGTCAGTGTCAGACCGCCTGTATCTACACCATCAGCGCCAATATCGACCTTGCCGAAAGGGATCGGAATGACTTGACCGTATTCGGCAAGAGACGCGATGTTGTCGAACGATGAGGTTTGATTGAAGCGGCTGGGACCAATCTGATTGCGTAGCTCGCGCTGCTTGACGCGTTTATCAGAAACAGCCGGAGGCTTGGGTGCCAGCAACATGCTGGCGGCAGTTAAGGCAATACCGATAGCAAGGTTGGTAAGAATAATTGTTGTTGCTGACTTTGCTGCAGCTTGTGCGCCTAAATACGATACGGCTGGTATTACTCCAGGTCCCAGTGCGTAAATCTCCGGTATATGTTCATATTGCGCAGGGCGCACATGTACGGCATCACGCGCATAACGGACAAACTGCTTGTAATCCTCTTGGCTACATCCCAGCGCTTCGATCAGCGCAACTTCATACGGTAGGAGCGGCGGATCGTAAGTTTTTCCGCCGGTTTCCAGTCCACTGCGGAGATCAAGGGGTTTATGAAGAGGATACCGTTCTGCCATGCAACCCCGAATGCCAGCGGACTGGCGTCCAACAACGTGATGTCACCATCGTAAGCCGGCCAGTCAATGCGATTGCAGAAGCGTTCCAGCTCTCGCAAGACTTGCCGTGGGGTCATGGCGTACCAGTCGGTATTGACCGCTGGTGGATTCATGCCCATTTCGCCTAAGGCGTCGAGGACAAGGTTGATGCAATCGTTTTCGCCGTAGGTGTAGGGGCGACCAATCAGGTGCTCACACACGTACAGAGCTGGTAAAGGGGATGTTGCCGATTGTGCGGCGCGTCAACCGGCGGGCTGGTACGTTTGCATCAACGGCATCCAGCACGCTGTTCAGCGAAACTTGGATGCTGGTTTCATCCCAGCCGCCGGCAGAGCAGACACCCCAATAGCTGTACAGAACGCGGGCGATGCTGGCTTCTGACCACAAAACTGTGGTCACTTTGCCGACCCACAAACCTTGGATTGCTTCGGCGGTCCAGTTGCGCGTGATGTCGGTGTTGCCGAAT